CTGGCACAATTTGCGAGACAACCATTCCTGCCGCATTTTGAAATAACGTCTCGCCTCAAGCAGTGCCGCCCGCGCGCTGGAATAATTTGTTTTTGAAAAATCTTTTGCCACAAGCTCATAGGGCAAACCTAACGCCGCTGATATCGCCTTGAGAATGCGCTCAACAAACGGCTCGAAACTCGACCCCGGACGCTGAGGATTAAACGAAGTGATGCTCTCGCCCGGCATAAGATGCTTAATCATGCCCGGCTCTAAACTCTCGATCAGCTGACCTGCAGGACTGCGGTCATATGCGCCGCTTGCGGATACATCCATCGATGCCTCAGATGTGATAAAAAGCGAAAAACAAGCCGCGATCCGCGCCGCGACAAGTTCCGCCTCCGCATACTCCGAAAGGTCTTTAAAATAATTGAGAACAGGCGCAAAGAATGGAACGCCTCTTGTCTGCCCTGACCGCTGAACGTAATAAAGATGAAACACATTCCGTCTGCCGTATTCGTTAAACGCTGGGATCTCGATAAACTCTCTCTCCTCGCGTTTGGCATACCGCATATCCCCCGGATGCGTCTTTTGTATGAAATATGAAACCGGTTCACCCTTCTCTCCGATCTTCACGCCTGACCTGACTGACTTATCACCGCGCCTATCAGGCGGTGTATCAAGCCGATCTGATTCGATCACCTGAAGCCCAAGCGAATACGGCCGGACTGGATCCTTAAGCATCATCGGAATGATTAACGCCTCGCCGTTTTCGAGAATCTGCCGATCGACCAACTGCTGAATCTCATAGAAGTCCATGCGATAACCCGCATCAGCAAATGGAGTCCATCGTTTCCAAACTCGTTCTGCGTCTTTTTGGAATGTGTTCGCCTGATCTTCCGTGATATCAAGAAACTCCATATCGACACGCGATTGAGGACGAATGCCTGAGCCGACCACATTGGTGGTCATGGTGGAGGTAATGCCTGACGCATGCGCATCGTTGCGATTTAAATCGCGGCTACGCTCCCGGATGTCTTTAAGCTCAGGCAATAAGTCCTCGTCCGCGGAACCGCCGCCCGGAAGCCACGATGAACGAAGCCGATCGCGGGATGCGCCCCGATATGCGCTGAACCTGTCTGAAACCTTAATCGCTTCCCGATACATACGCCGTTTGAGTCCCGTACGTGGCGAGAAGAACGAAATAAAAGCATCAAGACCAACAGCTAATGACTCAGTAAAAGTTTTTTTCATGATGGATTCCCAAATGAGGCATAGGTCGTTGTGCCGCCAGAACCTGCAATCTCACGCTTCAATTGATCCCGCAACTTATAGAGATCAGAAAGCGGTACATACTGAAGATTGCGGCCGCCAATCGAATACGACTGCACCGCACCGCCTGTAATACGCGCGTTAATCGCATTCTCAACGTTCTCAAGCATTACTTCTTTCGACGGTGAACTCATACGCCTCCTTTTGCCCAATAAAAAAACCCGACTCCCCCTTGCGCAAGGAATCGGGTTTTTTACTGCTATTGGGTCGGCAACAGTGATCAGCTGTCCCGCTATAAATTTTCTACTTTAATTTTACCTGAACCGCACTATTTGACAATATGGTCGTTACTACAAATTAGTAATAATTATTTTTCATCGTTTGCCTCCACTGATTTGAAATTATGCCCGCATTTATTGCAGACGTGATACCGGATCGGCGGGTGACTTGAATAACATTTATTGTCTTTGCTTCGACATTTCGGGCAACGAATAGGAATGAATCGCACGCCATAATCCTCGCTGTTGTTTGCCGGACGCCCTGCCTGCCGGGCAGGTTCTTGCCATCCGTCGTTTTTTAGCCAATTTGATTTTCGTTCGAGCCATTTGCCCATTACAGCCAAGATCCTTCCCGCTTTCTGATCCAAATTTGTTTCGCGTTAAGCTGATCATCGACCACACGTTGCTTCGCGCCTTCCTCGCGCCTAATATTCAAAGCCCTGATAATATCCGCCGCGGCAACCGCGTATACTTCCGCATCGAGATAATGATTGGCGATCGCCTCTTTCTTTTTTTGCCAAACTTCTTTCGCCGCGCCGGTGTTTCTGTTCCTGATTAAAACTTTATGCTCTGCGGTAAACTGCGAAAGGTATTCATCCGATACATTCTTGAATAAATGCCATTTAACCGGATCCTTCGAGTTCACCAATCGGTTGATCTTGTCTTTATACTGCATTGTGTTGATATTCCACAAAACAAGACCGTTATGAATCACGCTTCCCGTGCGAGAATTAATATCAATCTTCGTTGCCCGATAAAATCTGCCGTCTGTTAATTCTTCCTGACCTTTTATTGCTTTTGTCTTGTCATGCCAGAACCGGCAGAATTGATAAACCTCGTCTGTGCGATATCCAGAATCAACACACGTCAAATATACCGGCAGGGTTTCTTCACTGCCGATGCGCTTATATTCAGTCTTGAACAGACGATCAACAATGTCCTCCCAATACTCAACCCGCTCTGCTTTAATAAGCCACGACTCCTCACAATAACCCCACCCTCGAATGACGTAATAAAAATGATCTTTCTGTACGTCCACGCCTGCGGTCAAAACAAAAACATCTTCCGTGACAATCCCCGTCTCGTAATCCCGCGATAAATTGCGAACCTTATCAACCGTTGTTTCCTCAATCTTTTCTTCCCAAACCTCGGCAAGCCATGAATTGACGAAATTCATCAGTAGCTCGATGTAATCTTTTGACTTCAAGAACTCCGAAGCGATATCACTCCATGTCAACCACGGCGAATAAAGTGAATTGATCCAAAAGCCTCGGTGCTTGCTTTTTATAACGTCGCCTGTGATCGTTCCGTCATCATCAATATCCGCGCCCTCCGGCACCCACTGCCCCCTAGGAAGTATTTTGTTTTTGTGATAGTCCTCAATCCGACTCTTGCAATACACGCACTCATACCAAGCGAGCCGCTCATTTTTTATCTTTTCAGCCGACCGCTCACTGCTCGGCCATTTGATCTGACCAAAAACAAAAACCTGATACTTTCCACAATGCGGGCAAGGCACGTAATATTTGCGTTTATCCGATCTGTCATATTCACGAAAAACATAGCCGTCTCGCGTTGTCGGCGTCGAAACCTTAATCGTTTTTTTATTCCAGAAAGTTTTCTGCCGTTCGGATGCCAGCTTGATCGGATCGGCTTCACGCCCCGAGAACCTCGGATATTTATCAACCTCATCAAGAAACAAATATCGAATCGGACGCGATGCCAAATCTGCCGGGCTGTTCGATCCAGCAAAATATAAAATCATGCGGTCTAAATGATATTCGAGTTTCGTAATATCATCGGAAACCTCACTGACGTGCGACCGCAAAACACCCGCCCCCTCAATCATTGGAAGAACACGGTTATATGAAACGCTCTTTGCGTCGCTCTCGCGCGGCATAACCATGAGCGTTGGGCCCGGATCCTGATCAATCAGATACCCGAGCATGTTATACATGCCCTCGGTCTTGCCGACCTGCGAAGCCGCCATGACCGTGATTTCTTCAACAAACGGATCCGTAAAAGCATCCATGATGCCCTTTAAATACGGCGTCCGGCTTGTTTTCCAGCGACCCGGCTCTGCGGATGTTACCGAATTAAGTATTCGATACTGATCCGCCCACTGGCTCACCGTTATCGGAAGCGGCCTCATCCACGCCTGCCGTTCCTGCTGGCTCAGTATTTCCTTTTCCGTTTTCAACAGCATCTTTCACTCCTGAAAAGTCATCTATAATTACGCTTATGACTTCGTAAAGTTCCGCTTCAATCTCACGCGGCTCGCGCATCGCAAGCTTTGGCGCCATGATTCGCGGCAAAGACAAAAACTCACGCTTGATCATCATGATCCGAGCAACCCGCCCCTTTTCGACTTCATCCTTTGAAACAACCTCTCCGGTCGCTTTCTTCAGATCCAACTCGAGCATTGTCGCCTTATACTCAAGAATTTTGTCCTCCCAATACTCCTTGCGATCCTTGAATTCATTCATGCTGTCTTCATTCCGCGATGTATGCCATGCCTTGATCTCATCGAGATCATAAAAGCCGTCTTTAGTTGTTGGCATACCGTCCTGCTTCCAACGCTGGACGGTGCGGTACGACACATCCATCACCTTGGCGACTTCTTCAATGGTTTTGACAACTGAGGGCGCGAGCGGTTCTGCCTCGAACTGCTCAATCTCAATAATTTCAGATTTGCTCAATGGCTTGCCGCTTTGCATCTTCTCGATTAAATGCAAGTGCCGCTTCTTCCGCGCTATATCAGCCAAGTTTTGTTTCTGATCAGCCATTTAAGATTGCCTTCTTCCCAGTGAATTCTTCCCAACGCCGCACCGCGACATCACAAAAAACAGGTTCTAGCTCCATTGCGAACACACGCCTATTCAAACGCTCACCCGCAATAATCTGCGATCCAGACCCGCTGAATGGCTCATAGCAGATATCGCCCGGGGTCGTATGCACCCGCATTGGAATTGCGAAAACTTCGGTGGGCTTAACAGTAGGGTGATCAAGACCGGGATTGCGCTTCTTGCCTTCCCAGTCAAGTTCCCAAACATCGGTGTGATATTCGGGTGTCGCAGGATCCCCTGAACGCAAGAAGTCAATCGTCCAAACGCTTCCGATTGACTTGTTCTTTGGTTTATATTCCGGTCGCTTGCCTTTTACCCACATGAGCAAACACGGTTCATGCCGCCATGAATAAAATGAGTAGGTAAGAATTACGCACGGCTTAACCCAAACAATTTCCTGATGGATAAGAATCCCCAGATCTTTGCACACACCCTCGATGTCCGACTTTCGCTTTGACGCATGCCATAAATACAAAGCCGTATTCTCGTGAATGTACTTAAGCCCGACCGTAAGAAACTTCCGCATGAAGTCAACAGCGTCTGGAATATCAATCTCGTGATAAACATTCGACCAATCACGGCCACCGTTAGGACGATTCGCGCCGGTATAGTCCACGCAATACGGTGGATCCGTTGCCCACAGAGTTGCCTTCTGTCCATCCATCAGCCGCGCCACATCCTCATCAATCGTGCTGTCCCCGCACAGAAGCCGATGCTCACCAAGAATCCAAAGATCGCCCTTTTTCGTGATTGCCTCTTTAGGCGTTTCGGGAATATCATCCGGCAAAGTCTTTCCCGTTCCCATGTTCTCGATTTCCAAATCCGCCACCTGCTGTCGCAACTCTTTCATGCGAAGCGCAAGGTATCCTTCCGAGTCCTCTGTCCTTAACTTTTCCAAAAGTGGAATCAATGCCGCTGTCCACCGGCCAGTGACCTCCTGCGAATTAAGCGTAACGTTCATGGCCATTTCAGTCACCTCATCCACGTCGACCATGATCGCCTCAACGCTCTCAACACCCTCCTCCTGCAAAATCTTGAACCGCTGATGCCCTGAAATGATGTGCATATTGCGTTTGTTGATCACCAAAAGATCAACCATTCCGAACTTTTCCAGCGACTGCCGCAACCCCGCAAGCGACTCCGGGGATATCTCCCTCGGGTTATACGGTGCCGGTCTTACATCGGACATTCGGACATCGCAAATGTCCGGTTTTACATTGATATTTGCCATCGAAAACCCTCCCTTTTTGACCTGTTTTGCCCTTATTTCACGACGGGGAACGCCTTTTCCCGCCCTTTACCCATAAAATGACCTTTACGACCACGACACGACATTTTCAGAACTCAATATCACTGAAGGCGGTCGCCTCGCCCGACCCGCGGCCGACACCCCCTTCCAAGGACCCGTAAAACTAAAACGTCACGCATACAGTCAACACCCCCGCACTCAGCCAATAGACTGCATGGCGCACATCACCCTGCCATCCATAGACACATGCCGCTAAGAGATCGAGCACGATCAACACCAAAGGAAATAACTTCTCCATCACACAACCCTCCCGTTAAAGATGCGTACTGCATCGCTTACCTTAAGCCAATAGTCCTTCTCCTCATCTGTGAAGCCTGCCCACATAGCGTCCATGGGCTCAACAACCAAACGATTGAAGTCTGCCTTGTCCTGATCTGCATTAATGCCTTTTGCCATCTTGTCGTTGATCCACCTCGTGCCATCGACAAACCTTTTGTACAATGCCTTGTACTTATCGAAGCGCACCGTTTCGTCCGAGTGAAGATAGTGAAGATTATTTCTATTTATGCTCATATCTAATTTCTTATTTTTTTATTTTTTAGTTCTTTATATAAAGAGAAAAACTTGTTTCACTATCTTCACCGCCTGCCTAACTACTTGTCTGATAAGCATTTGCGCGGTGAAACTTCGATAAAATATCTTCACTTTTCCTTTACTTCTTTCACTCAAAACGGCCTCGGCTCATTAAAATCGGCACTGAGCTGGTTCTCGCCTGCCTTTAACCCAACCCCAAACCAGTAAAGGTTGCCCTTATCCCCGCCATGGGTGAGCCTATCTTTCACAAAACCGCGCTTTTTCATGTAATCAATGAACTCATTGCGGTTGATATAACGAAGGCCGATATCCTTTGCCCATTGCTGAATGTCTTTGAGAATGACACCTGACTGAACCTTGCAGTCCTGCCCTAATACACACCGCTCCTCAATGTAGTTGCCGATCAGATCTGACTCCTCCTGATATTCATTCGTGGCCGCCACAACCTTGTCCGGCCTGCCTAAACCCTGCTTCTGCCAAGCCTGAAAGCCCTCAACAGCCCAATTCAGAATGCCTTCATACTCAGCCGACAACTTCTCATCCAGCTTGGGGTCACGTTCCTTGGGCTGAATGACCCGCTCGAACGGAATAGTGACAATGCGCCGCCAGATGCCTTTGTCCGTTCCTGAAATATTGGGCTTATGATTTGTTGCGAAGAAAATCTTGAACGTGGCGAAGAAGTCGAAATACTCCCTGTGTAGATACCGCGCTGAGATCGGGTCGTCACCGGTCAACTGTTTGATCTGCGCTTCCGCCAATGCCTTTGACTTGCCTGACTCAAGCGCGGTCACGAAGCGCGTCCCTTTAAGCCGCGCAACGTCATTCGGAATAGAATCGTTATACTTCTCCATTAAGGTCGTGGCCGGTGTGTTGATCGCGTAATCGCCAAGAATCCTAAAGATGTGTTTTAAGAACGTGGACTTGCCGTTCATGCCCACGCCATAAAGAATAAAGACGCACTGCTCTTTTGTTGATCCTGACAGCGAATAACCAACTGCCTTCTGCATAAAATCAATCAACTGCATGTCGCCTTGAAATATCGTCATCAAGAAATGCCGCCACTCAGGACACTGAGCGTCTTTGTGATACTCAAGCTCAACACGGCGGGTAATGAAATCGTCTTTGCTGTGCGGCTTAAGATCCCCCGTCTCGAGGTTCAGCGTTCCGTTCTTACAATTAAGGAAAATCAAATCTTTATCGAAGTCGTCACTCCTCGCGGCGACACCTTCGCTTCGCACAAGATTGACCATCGCCTTGAGCCGCGCCTCTGATTCACTCCTTACCGCATGCTTAAATAAAAACTTATCGTTCGTGGCCTTGGACATCTGATACATCTGCTTGGCCGTATTCTTTGCCAGCTTCAAAATTTGAAACTTCTCATCACGTTCCCACCGCGTGCCGTCCCAAATAAACCACCCGCCAAGAGAATCGCAATACTTGATGCTGTCGCCGTACTTCTCCAAAAACAAATTGGCATTCCAGACATCCGTAAAAGGCTCTTTTGTCTGCGCCTTGGTTTTATCCTCATCCTCAGTGCTGTAACGCGAAACACTCGCGGCGATCGTTAAAACTTCCTTCTTAGGCAGAGGCGGCACACAACGACTGTCGTTTATTGAATGAAGCATCATCTCAATCTGTGGATGATCGAGACCCATCTTGCGCATCCGCACGCCCATGTGCATGAGCGAATTGTTGCGGTTCTCGGTGATCTTCGCGCCTTTATCGGACAGGTCGACAACCGGCTGTTTCTCGCTTAAAAGCTCAACCAGCCACTCCGGGGCTTCCGCGATCATCGTCTCATCAGGATGGTGCGCGGCTTCCCATTCATATGACCTGTCCTCAATAACGCTGGGTGGCGCGATAACATATCCTCCATCGCCTCGAATATCGATACCTGATCGTATGCCGGTCTTACAACCAACACCGCTCTCGGGATAGCGAAAGAAAATATGCCGTCCGCCGCTCCAAGTGATTGATTCTACGGTATGCGGTATCTCCCCAAACTCGCGTTCAAGATCCTTTAATGACTCATCGCCGACCGCGCCATTTTTAACGTCAATATCGACAACAAATATTCCGGACACTTTGCCGGTCGCAATAGCGATATTCGCGCCGTTATGGCCGTTGAATAACTGCCTGATAACCGCTTCATCGGCTGATGCGTCCTTGAATCCGCGTGGCGTTAAAGGAATCTTGTTCTTGCATGGGAATACCGACCAACCTCGTTTGGCATAAAATAAAGCCTGTTCAAACATTCGTTGACCTCAAATCTATTTGAAAAGGGGGCGGCATTACACCGCCCCCTTCGGTTATCAGTACGGTCTCTTTTCGGCCGCATCATCTTGCACATCCTCTTCGTGAACTTGAATCGCGTTCGCCTTGGAAGCGAAATCATTCCACAGCCGCTCACAGACCGCGTACTCCTCAGCCAGCGCGTCACCGACCGGCGTGACTTTTAAGACGGCATAGGTCGCGATGTCGTTGGTCTCCATCTGAGACACCAGCTTGTATTTGCGCGAGAACATATCGCCTCCGCAAAACTTCGCCAGCGACAACAGATTCTTCCCAGCCCTATAACTCGTCTTTGAAAAACTCACGATGATCGGCATGGGAACGCCCGGGAAGTACGAGAAGAAGTTAATGAACGTCGTCGCAACCGGCTTCTCCCCATTAGGCCCGAACTTCGCCTCGGCTTTAACTTTCGGATCCAGCGGGTCCGTAGACTTCCAGATAACCGCGCCCGGATCGAACTCCGAGTCGAAATTCGGATCGTCCTTACTCCGAGGATTAAACCGAATGTAATTCTTGAACATGAAGATCGGAATGAACTCCTGTGGCAACACCTCTTTGGTGAGCGAGTTAATAACCGACCCCACCTTGATGCCTTCAAGCCCTTCCGTTAATTCAGGCGACAACGCCTGCATCAGTTTCGCGCGGGGAATAATGAGATCCTCACGATCCACGCCGCCCTCGAAACCTCTTTGAACACCTTCCGCCTGCATCAATGCGCCGCTTTGAACTTTCGCTATTTCTTGTGACATGTCATGCCTCCTTTACGAGTAAAGCCTTAGTGATGGTTTTAAGTAATAACTGATACACTCTGGAATCTCGTCGCCGTTTTCTATGCATTCGCTCGTGAAGCTCGAAAGGCTCTGAGGCAAGACTGTCGTCTTAATCAAATCCTCCCTGCCATGATCCTTAAGGAAGCCGAACAACTCCTGAAGGTTCTCTTCTTTGCAACTTGCATAGAGCCTCGGTTTTTGAATCTGCGCGTATCCCAAGCCTTCATACTTGGCCGTTGATATCGCCGAATTCGATTCCAGATACTCGATTACAGCAAACTCGGTCTTTTCGTATTCCTCCTGCGCCTGCTTCAGCTCATCTTTAAGAGCCTCCCGCTTTTCTTTGGCGCATTTGAACTGAACGACCAAGTCCCTTTCTGTTGCTTTATCCATTGCTTCCTCCTTTATTCGACAAAGTCTTTTTCTGTGATCTTCATCGTGTTGTAGTTGTCGCCTTTAACAGGCACAACCACGTAATGCACGCCGTTGTCATTAATAACGATCTGGACGATCTTGACTGGCACTGTGATCTTGTCTCCGATCTTCAACATTGCTCCCACCTCCTTCCCGGGTAATAAAGTTTCTGACTTCTTCGACGCTTCTACAGACGCACACGCGTCCACCTGCTTTTGTAATCTCCCGCATGACGAACTTTTGAATGGGAGAAGCCTTGTTAGAACCGACTTTAAGCTCGATCGCATAAAACATTCCCTCCTTGCAGATGATCAGATCTGGTATTCCAGCGGTGAACCTGTCCGCGCATTTGTAGAACCACGCCGACGGAAGTTCGCGCCGCAGGTATTCAATGACCTGATTTTTTAGTTTTGTTTCTGACAAGGGCATAGACCGCCTCCTGCAGACCTTTCTTCCTCTGTAAAACTTTCATGAGTTCTTCGTCGATCGTGTCCCGCGCAACGATGTAGAGATAAAGACAGCTTTTCTTCTGACCGATCCGGTGAACGCGATCTCGCGCCTGAGCGTGCGACTCGTAGGAATAATCGAGACTGTAAAAAACCATCACACTGCAGTTGACGAAGGTGAGCCCATGACCTGCCGACTTAGGATGCGCTATCAAATAACGAACCTGACTGTTCTTAAACCGATTGATCGAATCCTCTTTGTCCTTGGTTTCTGAATAAAGCGTCGCCACCTGATCCGCGCCGTACTTCTCGGAGATCATCTTCTCTATAACTCTGACCTCATGATGGAATTGAACCCAGATGATGACCGGCTGGGGCCCGAGTTCCTCCAAGATTTCCTCCAGCTCTTTGAGCTTCGTTGCGTGTCCGATTTCCACGGCCTCGCCGGTCTCGGAGTAAAAGAATCCCGCCGTCGCCTGACGAAGTTTCATGAGTTTTGCCAAGGCGACCTGCGCGGTGATCTCCTCACCTTCAATCTCGGTAAT